CTACTGCTGATGCATTACGTATGTTAAAATGTAAACGAACAGATTATAAAGAAGGTGAAAAAAATGTTTGGTTTGTTGAAATGCCAGAATTTGTAAATCATCAAAGTATTAGAAAACCAATTAATAAAAACGATAAATCTGAAATGGATGAAGACTATCATGATAAATTCAGGACTGCACAAGCAAAAGAGTCTGAACAAAAAAACAATTAAGATATTTGGGCCACCTGGTACAGGTAAGACATATACTTTAATTGAAAGAGTTTTAAAAAAATACCTACGTATGGGTGTTCACCCAAAAGATATAGCGTTTATATCATTTACAAACAAAGCAGTTGATACCGCTAGAGATCGTGCTTTATCAGCTTTCCCTCAGTATGATATGGATGACTTTCAAAGGTTTAAAACTCTGCATAAGTATTGTCGAAGATATTTTGAAGAAGAGGTATTTGATCCAAAAAACTGTATGCTAGACTTTGCTTTACAGACAAAGATAATCAAAACATCGGACAAACGATTATCAGACGATGGCTTTCTCTACAAAGATTGGTCGTTAGGTATATATGATAAAGCCAGAAATATGATGCAAGATCCTAAACTTGTTTACAAACAAGAGAGTTATAAAAAAGATAATCTAGATATATTTTTACGAAAGATAGATACCTATGAGCATTATAAGAAAGACTCATTTATTGATTTTACAGATATGATTGAAAGGGCTATTGATGAAGTTGAGTTTCCTCCACTGGAGGTGCTTATATTAGATGAAGCTCAAGATTTTACACCTTTGCAGTGGTCAGTAATTTATAAAATGGTAGATAAGGTAAAACGTATTTATCTAGCAGGAGATGATGATCAAGGTATTTACAAATGGAATGGCGCAGATCCAAAATATTTTACAACTTACTTTCCTGGTAGGGAGGTTGTACTACGACAAACTAGACGCTTTGGTAAAGAAATTTATAAGTTTTCACAGATTATAAGACGCGGTATTTTTGATAGTGTTGACAAAGATTATGTGCATACAGAAAAAGATAGTTATATCAAACGATATTTAAATTTTAATGAGGTGCCCTTTGATCAGTGCGAAGGCACTTGGTATATATTAGGTCGTGTGCACTCTAGTGTAACAGAACTCAAAATGGCAGCAAAAAGTTCTGGTCTTTATTTTTCAGACAACAAAGGTAATAAATCTTTTGACTCCAAGCAATGGCTAGCGATTAAGTCGTGGACAACTATCTCTAACGGCAAAACAATAACACGTGATTCTGCAGAAAACATGTATCGTTACCTTAGAGATTTAAAAGACTATGATTTTAGAACACCAAAGTTTTGGCAAAACATACCAGAGACACAAACATTTAATTTCAAACAATTAAAAGAATGGGCGGGGCTTGACTTAAACGATGATCAGCACAATCAACCTTGGTGGAATGTATTAAAGAGAAACTTTACCCCACGACAAACAGCTTACTTTGTACTGCTTTTGAAAAAGTATGGTCAAGCAAAATTAAATCAAGACCCTAGAATTATTATTGATACTATACATTCTGTTAAGGGTGGTGAGGCAAATAATGTTTTGTTATATTCCAAAACGAATTGGCCCGCTTCGTTTTCTCACAAGACAAAAGAAGAAAAGTCAGATGAGAAAAGGGTATATTATACGGGGGTTACAAGGGCAAAAAACACTTTACATATCTTATCCACAGACTATAAATATAATTATCCCATAGGGATGGATTACCTAATGTATTTACAGGAGAACACATGAGTCCATACTTTGAAGAACTACCCATTGGTCAATTTTTTAGTCCCAGACTACACGATAGAGTTTGGAATCCAGAAACTGAGTGGGTTAAATACTACAATTTTACAGCTTGTTCAGTTGACAATGATATTTTATTTGAAGATGAATTTTATCATTGGTTATATACACGACACAAATATAAAGCTGGTGTATTGCGAATGGAAAATAAAACGATGTACAATTGGCATTGTGATACAAAAAGAGGTGTCTGTATAAATTCTATGATTGCAACACCAAACACGTCTTACACATTCTTCAGAGAGTATTCTGATGTTAGTCACAGTTTAGTAGAGTTACAATATTATCCTGGTAGTAGATTTATATTTAACAATCAAAAAGAACATATGGTTATAAATTATGATGGTTTACGTTTAATGCTAACAATAGAGTTTGAAGAAGATAAGAACAAACTGTCATATATTAATTTACTTGACGAAATACAGGAGAATTATATCAATGGTTAAAGATTTGTGGAAACGTGGCGGTCAATATTACACACAGTTTTCAATACAACCCTCACAATTTATTAATGAGAACAAAATTTTATTTGCAGAGGGTAATGTGATAAAATACATCTGTAGGCATAGAGGAAAGAATGGACGAGAGGATTTAGAAAAAGCAAAACATTACATTGATATGATTATAGAACGAGACTATGAAAAAGAAACAATATAAACGAAAATTTAATCTTGGTGGATATGATCCTAATATCTACAAGAAAATAAAAAATGACAAGCCTTCAACTGACATTTAATTTTAAAAAACACATATGGTCTGCTCCTGTTGATTATCGTGATTTGTCTGGCGCAAAAGAAATTGCAATAGATTTAGAAACAAAAGATGTAGGCATAAATGAGGGTTTAGGTGCGGGTTGGGCTACAGGCCGTGGCGAGATTATAGGTTTTGCAGTCGCAACAGAAGGGTTTCAAGCTTATTATCCATTTGGTCATTTTGGTGGTGGTAATCTAATCAAAGAACAAGTTTTGAAATATATGCACGATGTATGTCGATTACCCTGTCGTAAGATATTTCACAACGCTCAGTATGATGTAGGTTGGTTAAAAGCATATGGTATCGATGTACGTGGTGAGATCGTTGATACCATGATTGCGGGAGCTTTGATCGATGAAAACAGATATACGTATAAATTAAATTCTTTAGCCAAGGATTATCTAGGAGAGTTAAAAGCAGAGACAGACTTGGTTGAAGCTGCAAAAGCACATGGCGTTGATCCTAAAATGGAAATGTGGAAGTTACCCGCAGAGCATGTAGGATATTATGCAGAACAAGATGCACGGCTCACGTACCTATTGTGGCAACGATTTAAACACGAAATATATAAACAAAATCTTCACACAGTATGGCAACTTGAAAAATCTTTATTGCCTATTTTAATTAAAATGCGACAGAAAGGCATTCGTGTAAACACACAGCGCGCTGAACAATTGAAAGTTAATTTTGTAGAAAAAGAAAAAGAGATCTTGCACAGAATAAAAACGCTTGTTGGTAAAGATATTGATATCTGGGCGGCACGCCAGATTGCTTTTGCTTATGATAAATTAGGGTTAGAATATCCTAAAACAGCTAAATCAAAAGAACCTAGCTTTACTCAAAATTGGTTAGTTAACAGTGAGTACGAAATATCTAAACTAATAGTTAGTGCTAGAGAAATAAATAAATTTCACAATACATTCTTAAATTCTATTATGCGTTTTGAACACGATGGCAGAATCCATGCAGAGATAAACCAATTACGGTCTGACACAGGAGGCACTGTATCTGGTCGATTATCTATGAGTAATCCTAATTTGCAACAGCTTCCAGCAAGAAATAAAGAGTTTGGGCCTATGATTAGAGGTTTATTCCTACCAGAAGAGGGTTTTAAATGGGGTAGTTTTGATTACTCGCAACAAGAACCACGTTTGGTAGTTCATTATGCATCTAGTATTGGAGAGGGCTATGAGGGCTCTCAGGAGCTTGTTGAGGCCTATGCTAATGCAGACGCTGATTTTCATCAAACTGTTGCTGATTTAGTGGGTATTGACAGAAAACAAGCTAAAACAATTGGACTGGGTTTGATGTATGGCATGGGTAAGAATAAATTAGCTAATATGTTGGGTTTAAATTTTGATGAAGCCAGTGCTTTAATTGGTAAGTTTAATAGAAGAGCCCCTTTTGTTAAGATGCTATCTGACCGTTGCATGAAAAAAGCTAACGAAGAGGGTGTAATTAGAACTAAACTAGGTCGTAAATGTAGGTTTAATATGTGGGAGCCAAAAGATTTTGGTATACACACTCCAGAAACATTTGAGAATGCTAGTGCCAAATACGGATCAAACAATATCAAACGCGCTTTTACGTATAAAGCTTTAAATAGATTAATCCAGGGATCTGCGGCAGATCAAACAAAACAAGCGATAGTATCTTGTTCGCATTTAGGTTATACGCCGTTATTACAAATACACGATGAGTTGTGTTTTAATGTGCATGAAGAAGATGTGAAAAAAATTGTCAAAGAGATGGAGGGTTGCGTGGAACTCAATGTTCCAAGTGTCGTAGATGTTGCATTAGGCAACGATTTTGGTTCAGCTACTTAATCAGTAACTATAAGCTCTCTTTGTAATTCTTCTATTTTAGAAGTAAGGGGCACCATATCAATTGTATATGCGCCATTTTCTTTGAACTTTTTAGCCCAAAGATGTTCAAGAGCAACTTTTTGTTCTAGTTTTGTAATCATCGTATCTCCTTACATAATGATACAATTATTAAAGATTTTGTCAATATCCCTTGACATCTCCCACAATATCTGTAATTTAATAATATTATTAATTTTAAACAAAGGACAAATTATGGATACGACTAAATGGAAATCTATTGCTGTGCGTATAGAAGATTATAAACTATTGAGGGGCTTGTGTAAAAGTAAATTTAGAGCTCCCGCAGGAATGATTTCAAAGCTTGTGCATGAATACATAGAATATCAAGCAAAAAAGAATAAAGTTAAAGTTGAGAATTACAAAAAAGAATTAATGAATGGTGATGCTAATGAATAAATTACGATGGGCTCCATTTTTAGTGTATAAAGACAATAAGAATTATGCTCAAGGTTACAGAGATGATTCTTTACAACATGATGATTATAAGAAGGGTATTCACATTTCTATTCCAGACAAACTAAAAATAGTAATGGACAGTGATTTTGAATACGGTGGTCATAAAATGAAAGCTATTCACGTGCAAAGATGTAGTTATTTTGAAGATAATGTTTATGTTTTTGCTAAAGAGCAAGAATGAAATGGTTAGTTGGTTTGTAGTCACATTATGGTTTGAATATAATAATAAGTTGCATATGCAACATCATTCAAGCTTTACACACGATACATGCAAATCAGCGGCTTCTAAAATAATAGAGGACTTTAAAACAAACAATTCTAAAAAAAAAATTAAAGCCGTCAAGTGTAACGATCCTGTCACTTGGTTTAAAAAATATAGGCTTAACAAATGGGATCAAGTAAAAGATAAGGAGTAACGATGGAAACATTAATAATAGGATTAGCTATAAATTTATACACTTGGAGTAATGCAGATTTTTTCGTGCAGAAAAAAAACAATGAGCGACAATATACTTGTGTCTGGGTTGATAAAGGTTGGTCAAAAGCAGACCCTAAAAATCCCGCGTTGACCTTACCAGGTGGGTATACAAAATATAAACAAGAATGTGTGACGAAAGAAAAGGAATGATTAAAGAAAAAATAGTAATCTACGAAATTTGTGAAGAGTGTCATGGTAATGGCTACACAAAATCTCACAGACTCGCTGATAAGGATATTGACACAACTTACGTGTGTAATGCATGCGGCGGATCAGGTCATTCAGGAAAACATTATGAATGAAAAAGAACTTTTAATCCAATGTATTAAAACACCTGGTTATGCCGCAAGACGTTTGCAAAGTCATTATGGTTATACTATGCTTAAGTTACAACAACTAAAAGAAAAATGAATAACAAACCACATCTTCGCTTATTGTCATTAGGTGCTGGAGTGCAATCTAGCACTCTTGCACTTATGATACATAAAGGTCAAGTACCTATGGTAGATTGTGCTATTTTCGCTGACACCATGGCAGAACCTCCAAAAGTATATGAGTGGTTAGAGTTTTTAAAAAAAACTGTGTCTTTTCCTGTACATATCGTTAGTTACAGAAATCTTGAACAAGACGTGCTAAATGCAAGTGAGGGTAATTTTCAGGCTTTTAGAATTCCTTTTCATACAAAAGATATAGATAGTGGCAAACGAGGAATGCTTATGCGACAATGTACGGCAGATTATAAAATAAAACCTGTTGTAAATAAAATTCGTGAATTGTTAGGATATAGTAAAGGACAAAGAGTTAGTCTTAATACTAAAGTAGAAATGTTATTAGGTATTTCAACAGATGAATTAAGACGAATGAGAATGAATAAACTTAGATATATTGAAAATCAATATCCGCTAATTAATGATTTAGGTATGTCAAGGCAGGATTGTATAGCTTGGATGAAAGACAACGGTTATCCTATGCCTACTAAATCTGCTTGTTATTTTTGCCCTTTTCATAGTCAAGTCTCATGGAAAGAAATAAAAAAAGATGATCCAGAGTTATTTAAAAAAGCCGTTGATATGGATAATAAAATTCGTGATCAAGAAAAATATAAAATTAAAAATAAGTTTAAAGATGAATTGTTTTTGCATAGAAGTTGTCAACCCCTTGAAAAGGCCATGGAGGATGATGGTCAATTAGACCTGTTTGATAATTTTAATTCTATATGTGACGAAGGTATGTGTGGTGTTTAATTATGAAAACAATTCAAGTCTTTAACGAAACAACAGTGTGTTGCAGGGGTGAAGACTCTGGAGGTCATCCTCTTATTTACTTATCACTTGAGGGGGTTGACAAAGTAATGTGTCCATATTGCAGCATCGTATTTAAAAAAATCAAAAGACACTGACCTAGACACACGAACCTCGAACCCTTATCCTATACGTGAAAGGGGGAGAGTATGGCTAATCAGTATACTAGCATTTCTGTCAAAGAGCTTTTTGTTAAAGACTCTAAATACACGAACAGAGCGCGTTTAAAAATCAGAGTTCTAAAAGACAACCTTCTAAAATACGAATGTGCTTTTTGCAAAAACAAAGGCGATTGGAAAGAAAAAAAATTAGTGCTTGTGCTCGATCACATAAATGGTGTAAAAAATGATCATAGGCTCGAGAATCTTAGGTTCGTGTGTCCTAACTGCGATAGTCAGTTACCAACGTTTAAAAGTAAAAATATCAAGTACCAACAATCACGAATCAAGGACCAAGGTGATTAACAATTGGAGATACCATGCTTGATAAAAAAGAAAAACTTACGAAATTACTTAATTTATTGTCGTTTAAATTAAGTCATAAGAACTATGTTGAAGC